CAGCAAGCAAAGCGACTACAATATTCCTCCCTCCAGTCAACTATTTAGAAGCAGCATTTTCTGAAGAGTTTTTAAAAATTTTTAATATGACAATGGATCTTGATGGATCCGAAACTCTTAGCGGAATAGTTACAACAGAAGAAGACTTCATAAGAAAAGTTATTAAACTTGCGTATAGAAATACCAAGCATATTGAAACTGGGCCAATGTACTCCTCTCTTGCAGATGCTTCTCTGTCAGAAGAAGTTTATGCGGCTTTTGAGGATATTATTTTTAGATTGAATCAAGTTTGGAAAGATAGAGTATCACAGATTACTGAAGAAAGATGGGTTAATAGAACGGCAAAGCACGAAACCAATAGAGAGTTTATTTCTTATGTGCTCAGAGAACTTAGAGTTTTATTTTCTAGTTGTCTTCAGACTACAAAATCTGGAGTCAAACAATCTAGAATAAGACCAATTTCTGATGAAAGCGTTCGACCTATTTACTTTAGGCTTCCAGCTGCCGCATTAAGCTATCGTCCAGAAGAAGCCGAAGAAATACTAGTAATAGGTGAAGAAAACGAAAGATTCGATCTTTCAATTGCTGCATTAGAAGTAGGAACAATTGTTTCTCTAGCAGACAGATCAATAGCCTATCAATTTTTACCAAGAGTTATTTCTGATGAAGACGAAAGAAGAAACTTTGGCATGTCTCCGATTCTTTCTGACAGAACAAAGGCAGAACTATATTCACCAAAAGACAGCGCTTCGTGGTATAGAGTACCGGAAAACAAACTACCAAAGGCTCCTATTGCAAAATGGATTTTGGCAGGAGCCGATGAGTTTCTTAGGGAGAAAAAACATGACGTAGATTCATTCTACTATACCTACCTCGACCCTGCCGAATGCAGTCCTAAGAATCTAGATTGGCTTGCTCAGCACGTTGGCCTCACTCAACCATTCTGGAATACTAACTGGGATCATAAGTACAAGAGGGCCTTGATTAAAAATGCGATGGGCTGGTATGAAAGATCTCTTACGCAGGCTATTGCTAATAAGTCATACAAAACAATCAAGGGGGAGGTATTAGACCAGGAGCCATTTACCTCTAGAACTTGGAGAGATACAGAAGCAGTTCAAAATGATGATGAGGTAGATGTTTCAGAGTTAGATTTTTCTAAAATCTCAAGCCTAGTAATGCCGAACCCTTCTACAGGAGAGATCAAAAACGGCAAGCCATTTGAAACTTTCTCTGGAGATCTCAAAGAACTTGTATCTGTGTATAAGGAAGACTGGGACGGACTAATGGAATCAAAAGGAAGCATATTACCCTTGATTTTCTTATTTAGTTTATTCGGAGTAAAAGCACATAGCGCAGAAGAGCTTATTGCATCTAGAGTTAAAGAAGAAAATGGAGAGATAAAGGCGATATTAAAACCCAAGAGTGGTCACATCTCAAGAAGTAAATGCCCCTGTTCTCCTTCCCGTAAAATACGATTACGTACAAGTAGGAGACTCTGAAGATTTTTCTATCAACTCATATAATAATCAACTTATTGCAGATAGGTCTACTGTTGCAGATGATGAAGGATCAAAGAATATGTTTTTCCGCATGCCATACTACTATAATAGAGACGGAAAGACCTGGGACTTAGTAAGCTCCATAGCAAAATATTGGACAAACACAACATTAAATACTAGGGTTCAATACGCCTATCTTTCTGCGGACCTTTGGCAAATTGGAGACGCATTTTTTGAACCCAACATAACCACCGACGAAGAAGTTTTATCTAGCTCAGGCAATTAATGACAAGAAAATCCTCATTTATTAAAGCTCTAACATCTACTGAAAGCGATGCCGGAAGACTGTTTAAAAAATTGGCGGGTTGGAGATTGATTTCTTTATTCAACCTGCCACTATTTTTGATGTCAACGACCCAGAAAATCTTTCTAGGGTCAGAGTTTTATTTGACGAGAATTCTACAGACGCAAAGTCTGAATGGCTCCCAGTACTTAATAGCGGTAAAGGTAAAGTCTCGACTCAGTACGTAGGTGCAAAATGCCTTGTAGGAGCGATTAGTGGCAATAGCGATAATGCTATTGTCCTAGGATTATTTAACGATACCACCAATAACCAAGTAATTTCTTCAGGGCCGGTTACTATTCCGATTATTGATGCAAGTGACATTGCAAATACTTCCGACCCTGGAGTAAAATGCACAAAAGAAAACGAAGGCAGAACGTATATTTTTTCTAGCAATGTATCTCATGACCTAAAGGTATGTGTTAGAAGAAACAATAGGCAAAAAGGTCCTGATAAAGACGTTTGGGATTGGAAAAATTTAACCAGGGGTTTGGTTATTGAAAAAGAAACCGACCCAAAACAAGCCCAAGGTAACTCAACGGTTCATGCAAAAAATCCACTACCAAAATGCAAAGCAGAACTAGAAGGAGAGTCGATTCAGTTTTCTGAAGATAGAGATTTTAGGCAGATTCCATTGATCTGCAAAAAAGATGAGAATAATGATTGGGCATGGGTGCCACCAAGCGC